GCTAGATATACAATGTATCCTGTTGTGAGAACGGGATGGATAACCACCGAATTAACAAAGGAGGGAATAAGATGTTGGGAAAACTAATGGATAATGTTCCAAATAAGATTAAATTACCACTAGATGTTGCGATAAGTGACTTAAAGAAATATAAAAAGGAACTTCCTTTTAACCTTTATTCATTAACATCTCAACAAGTGAATAGCTTAAAAAGAATGTTTGCGATTATAGAAGGTATGGAAGTTCCAGAGCGAATGACAAAAGAGTGAATATTAATACTCAGAATGTTTCAAAAGCTGAAGAAGCTTTAAAACTTGCTAATAAAGACTTAATATCATTTGGTAAATTATTTCTCGATGATGACTTCATGAGAAGTGAAACTCCATTCTTTCATTATGAAATTGCTGATACAATTGATAATAAAGAAGTAAAACAGGTTGCTATAATAATACCTCGTGGACATGGAAAAACAGTATTAACAAAAGCATCCATGTTAAAAGATTTCCTTTTTTGTCCTAAAGATGACTTCTTATTTTACGCATGGGTATCTGCTACACAGAAACTTAGTGTAGGAAATATGGATTATATAAAACATCATATTGAATATAATGATAAGATTAAATATTACTTTGGTAATATGAGAGGGAATAAATGGACAGAGGAAGATATTGAATTAACTAATGGATGTAAACTGATTAGTAAATCTAATGTGTCTGGTATCAG